TATAAATCTTAGTATAATAAATAGAATGAATAAATATTATGTCTATTTATTAGAATCAACTAGTCATGCCACTTATGTGGGAGCAACCGTAGATTTAGAACATCGGTTACGACAACACAACGGAGAAATTAAAGGAGGTGCAAGAGCTACCACCATGAAAGTAAAAAAAGGAGAAACCTGGAGACGCGCTTGCTATGTAGAGGGCTTTCCTACGTGGTCTGAGGCGTTAAAATTTGAATGGGCTTGGAAATTTTATTCTAGAAAACTAAGTATGAATCTTTTTCCATTAGAAAGAAGGAAACAAGCATTAAACACTTTACTATCTTTAGATAAACCTACCAGTAAGGCAATTCCATATACAGAATGGGAAACACCAATAAATGTCGTATGGGAGTAAGGAATACATATTATTTAACATGCTTCATCACACAATTTTTGGAAATCCTCCAATAATCCTTGGTGTTTAATTGTCTCATATACTCTCATAATATAACTATCACATATTTGAGCTTTCATAAACAACGTTATATTTTTTTCAGTAATAGTGATATTCGGATCATTTAAATCAGGTCGTTCGGTTTTCCAAAATGTATACCAGTTATACAACTCGGAAGCCATTTCTTCTCGACTAACTAAATTTTCTGTTTCTTTTTTAGGTAATGAAAATTTACGATTAAATCGTGTAAAAAGATTTTTTTGTATTTCGTCAAACAAGTCAGTTTGAATTTTTGGTTCCATTTTAAAATTTAAAAGTTGGAGAGATTTTAGACAATAAGTATTTTAATATCGTGTATATATATGAAATTAACTCGTCGCAGAATAAGAAAGAAGACTTATCGTGTAAAAAGGCAAAAAGTGGGAAGAAAGACAAAGAATCGTAGGAAAAGTTTTAGGAAAAAGAGAACGAAGGGGAGGAGAAGGAGGAGGGGTGGGTCGGGATCGGAGGAGGAGGAGGAGGCTAGTCTTCGACGGAAACGATATCACGCCAAACTGAAAGACTTGGCCAGACAGGTCAAGACTGACATCACAAATTGGAAGGAAAAATTCATAAGAGACAATAACCGCGAACCCGAGGCCAGCGACAAGGATGCGATCGGCCATAAGTACAAAGCCTACGAAATCTATCAAAAGATGGACAGAGAATATAAAAATGACGAGACGAATAAGCTGGTCAATGATGGGAACTGGTATGGGTACTATGGGGAAGTGAATGATAAGACGGAACCACACGGTCTTGGGATGATGATTTACACAAATGGTTTCAACTACATAGGTTATTGGGAAAATGGGAAGATGAAAGGGGAGGGGATTATGAATTTCGATAATGGTAACACATACACTGGTTATTGGAAAAATGATATGATGAATGGGAATGGGACGTTTGAGGTGAACGATGGTAACACATACACTGGTTATTGGGAAAATGGTAAGATGTATGGGAAGTATGTCGACGATCTACTAAAAGAACACAAGGACCCCTACAGCACTGACAAAGGGCACGTAATTGATATGTCGAACGCCAAATTTTCTAGGTCTAACTTTGGGAGGGTACACTGGCCGGGTGAGAGTAAGGCTTTTAGAAACCTGGGGTATTATAAGCAACAACGGGATGATATTAATGACTTTAAAAAATCCCTACCTCCCTAGCCGAAAGCACAAGAAGAGTAAGTTGGGGAAGTATAGACATGGCAAGAGAATACGCGACGCGAACATGGCGGAAGAACAGGATCACAAACCGGATCCAAGAGTGAGATTTCGGGCGGATTTTAGAAAATAAGTATTTAAATCTCGTATATATATCTATGAAATTAACTCGTCGCAGAATAATATATAGTGCCTCACCAAAAAAATGACTATATATTTTTCTTTAATCTATTTAAACATTTTTTTAGTTATAATATACGAAATAATGTATTTATGGGTTCTCGTTGTAGGTGGCGCATTTTCTTACTTTGCTTCAATGGGTATTGGAGCAAATGACGCGGCAAATGCTTTTGCTACATCCATAGGTTCTAAATCGTTAACTATAAAAAATGCTGTTATTATGGCAGCTATTTTTGAAAGTAGTGGTGCAATTCTAATGGGAGGGCACGTTGTAAATACAATACGAAAAGGTATTGCGGATTATGAATGTTTTGAAGACGAACCGTACGTTTTAATGTATGGTTGTATGTGGGTTTGTTTTTCGGTTGGTTGTTGGCTTTTTATTGCATCAAAATATGAAATGCCTGTATCTACTACACATTCTTGTGTAGGTTCTATGATAGGCATGACGCTAGCGTTAAAAGGACCTGAATGTGTTATATGGTATGAAAAAAAAGACTCTTTTCCATATATCGGAGGTGTAAGTGGTATTGTTTTATCATGGGTCATTTCTCCATTGTTTTCTGCAATACTGGCTAGTTTATTCTTTGGAGGACTTCGCAGCGGATTGTTGAGATTAAAAAACAGTTTTAATAGGAGTATATATGTTTTTCCTTTTATTACAGGCTCGTGTGTGACGCTAAATGCATTTTATATTATATATAAAGGGGCTAAGGGTTTAGGGTTAAACGATACTCCATTTGGAATAGCATGTGCGTGGTCTTTTGGATTTGGTGGAGGATCTGGATTGTTATCACTGTTATTAATAAAAAAAGCCAAGGTTATAGTAGAAAATAGATTTAAAAAATCTGAAGCAAATGAAAATGCTGAATCTGTTGAATTAGAACTTTCTGATAAAAAGACAACTGATTTTAATGTAGAGGCTAGTGAAGAATTTTATAATAATGCAGTTAACAGCAGTGATGTTGTTTTAACTATTCATGAAAACGCCGAAAAATTTGATGAAAAAACGGAGGAACTTTTTAAATTTTTACAAATATTTACAGCTATATGTGATTCATTTAGTCATGGCGCGAATGATGTAGCTAACGCAGTAGGACCATTTGCTACTATATATACTATTTATAATAATGATATTCTTGCTGAAAAAAATGAATTAGGTAAAGACGCATATTGGATCTTGGCACTTGGAGGTATTGGTATTTCAGCAGGTCTAGCAGTATACGGATATAAAATTATAAAGGCAATCGGAGTAAAAATGTGTAAAATTACGCCATCTAGAGGTATTTCGATTGAGTTAGCCTCTGCGTTAGTTATAATAACCGGGAGTAGGTTTGAAATCCCATTATCTACTACACATTGTCAAGTTGGAGCCACCGTAGGTGTTGCATTATTAGAAGACCCTAAGAAATGTTCTGGAATAAATAAAATGATTTTTGTAAAAACATTAGCAGGGTGGATTATAACATTAATTGTTGCTGGTTCAACTACAGCATTATTAGTATCTCAAGGTTCTTATGCGCCTTGTACTTCTGGATTTTAAATTAGTATTATACAATAAAACTAATTTAAATTTTTAATTTACCATTTAGATTTCTTAACATTAATTCTTGGCCCCGATGATTTTTTTCTGGATGCGTTAGGATCATAGGACTCATCTTCTTCGTCGGAATTAAGATCTTTTGATAATTCCCAAAATTCTTTAGAACCTAGTTTAAATTCTCCATGGGGTTCGGCTTTATACCAGAAAATCTGTTCTTTAAGTGAATTACTTTTTGCATTGTTGTTAATTACCAAACATTCATAATTTTCTGTACATTGGTCCATTACTTGACAAAAAGATTCAAAAGTTGGAAACATACCAGCATAATTTTCATATATTCTTTTACGGTTAGCAATGTAGGGTTCTCTTAGTATAAATACATAGTCAATATTGGTTCTTAAATTTGGAGGAATACCTAATGGATATTGCATAGTAATAATTAACATGACTTTCCAGTGGCGACCATTCATAAAAAGCAATCTCATCATTTTATCTTTTGTCCAACCAGCATCATATAAACAATCATCTAAAATTACAAAAGTACGACCATCTATATTAGATCTTTTATATGCCTCGGTTTCTTTTTTTATTTGTTTAATAACTTGTTTTTGCCTTTTAAGTATATTTTCTACTATAGCGCTGTTATATTCATCATGTATAAATAATTTTGGCACATGTTTAGAATAAAACCCATTACCAGCCTCTGTTCCTGATATAACTGTACCTATAGGAATATCCTGTTGATAATATAAAATATCCCTTACTAAATATGATTTTCCTGTATCACGACGACCAATTAATACAATTACAGGACCACAACTATCTTTTTTAGCTTCAAATTTTATATTTCTCATATTAAATTTTTTTAACTCTAGTGTCATATTATATTTCTATATAAAAAAAAGAAAGTTAATAAAACGCAAAATTAGTTTAAATAAAACTAAATAAATATTTATAAAATAAAACAATGAACGAACAAGTTGAAATAAATTATAAAGTAGCAAACACTTTATTAAACAGTGATTATTTAGATGTAGAAAATATACAATTTTACAACCCTATATATAATAATTTTTTCATATTAGATGAAAAAAATTACAATGAAATAACCTTAAATCAATCAAATGATATATTAAGCATTGTTAAAAAATTCACCTATAATACATATTTATGTTTAATTAAAAAAAATAATGAAAAATTAACAAAAGAGGTTTTTATTAAATTTGCTCCTATTCTTGACCCTATAAAATATATGGTAGGTAAATATAATTTTGATGAAAATTTATTTAATTTGCCAAAATTTAACGATGATAAAATACACAAAAAAATTACAGATAAAAATAATTGTGCATATACCGATGGATTCTTTGTATTTCTAACTAGTAAATTATTGGAAGACTATAATTTTATAAATGGAACACTGTGCTATAATTCTTATTTAGCAAATCATAAAAATATGAAAATAAATATTTATGAAGATATTGATTTTTTAAATGAATCAGAAGAATTTCATGAAAATAAAAAAAAACATTTTACAATTGATGAAAGTTTTTATGATGAGTTATCTAATTATGATTCAAATGGTAATAAAAAAAAAATAAATATACTAGATAGCAGTAATGACATATGTTTGAATATTTTAGATATATCGTGCAATTTACCAGAAAAATCTCAAGATATAACTATAAATAGTCTACCTGATATAAGTTTAAATGACATTATTCTTTCAAATAATAAAAGTAAAGATTCCGTGTCTTCAAGTTTAACTGGTTCAACCTGTTCTTCAAGGTCTTCATATACGGATACAGATAATGAAGATGATGAAAAAGACAATGATGAAGATGATGAAAGCGATTATGAAAGCGAAGAGTCTTCGGTGGAAGAGCAAGAAATTTTTGCTTATATTAAAAATTTTCCAATAAATTTAATAGTTATGGAAAAGTGTGCAAGTACGTTAGATTCTTATATGACAAAGAATGATTTAGAGGCATCCGAATGGGAATCTATATTATTGCAAATAATATTTACGCTTATTACGTATCAAAAATTGTTTGACTTTACACATAACGATTTGCATACTAATAATATAATGTATGTTGATACAGATAAGCAGTATATTTATTATGGATATAATGGAAAAACATATAAAGTTCCTACATATGGAAAAATATGGAAGATAATAGATTTTGGAAGAGCCATTTATAAATTTAAAGGTAAGACGATGTTTAGTGATAGTTTTTCATTTGATGGAGATGCAGCGACTCAGTTTAATTGTGAACCATATTTCAATAAAGAAAAAAAAGTGGTTAATCCAAATAAAAGTTTTGATTTATGTAGATTTGGTTGCTCTTTATTCGATTATTTTATAGACAATATTAAAATGATAAAAGAACGGGATGAATGTGATGATTTACAATCCTTAATATTAGAATGGTGCAGTGATGATTGCAATAAAAATGTATTATATAAAAATAACGGTGAAGAAAGGTATCCCGAATTTAAGTTATATAAAATGATAACAAGAAGCGTTCATAATCATATACCGGAAAAACAATTAGATAGAATTATGTTTGATAACTATAGAATTTCAAAGAAAAAACTTAATAAAAAAGTTAAAATTATAAATATAGATAAATTTCCAGTTTGTGTGTAAATTAATAATATAGTTTATTTATTAAAATATATTATTAAAATTCAGGATTGTTTGTAAAAACGCCAGGTATAGATGCAGGACTGCTTTCACCACCCCCCGATAAAACCGAAGAAAAATTTTCTAAATCACCTACTTGAGTCATAGCTAATTGAGCAAAACTAGATGATATAAAAACATAAATAGAATCCATAGCTAAAGTCTTAATATCTAATTCTTGTTTTTTAACTAATTTTAATTCACCTGCTCTAACAAAAAAGAAAACCAATGATATAGCTATACTTAAAATTAGTATATCCTTCATTTAATTTATAATTATACTACATTAATGGCAATTTTACGAATTATGCTAAAATTTCAATATTGTTTAATGCGGGGTCATCTAATGTTTCTATATTATCAAGTTCAATGGTTGAATCAGAAATTTTAAGTTTATCATCGTAATCATCTTCTTCATTAAAATTTACATCACTTGAAAAAGATACACCCCCTTCTTGCACTTCATTTGCTATAGGATTTATAATGCTTGCAGTATCTTCTGTTAAATTATCTTTCTTTGATTCATCCTCATCTTGTTTGTTTGAAACTAAATCATTAACATCTAACATAACTCCATAATTACCATCATCAATTACTAAATTATCATCTTTTTTAATTTTAAAAGTTTCGTTGTCATCCGTTATTTGTTCAATAATAATATTATTAGAAGGTTTTTCCTTTTCTTTTTCAGATTCATTTACTTTTTCAGTATTATTTTCCTTTTCATCTACCATAGTTTCCTGTATTTTCATATTATCTTCTTCATTATTTTCGACTTCTATAGGAATTATTTCTTCTTGTACCTCTACATTTTCTTCTATTACCTCATCTAAATAAGAACGTAATATTTCTTCTAGAGGTATGGTATCTCTAATGGCGCATAATATACATTCTTTAACAATTAGTTCAATTTCACGGTTATGTTTTTGAACTTCAAGTGGACTAATATTCTTTTGAAATAAATAAATATTACTGTACAACTTTCTAGCGGTCAAAATATAAATTTTATGGATAAAATTATTAAAATCAGGAACCGCAATATCAACCTTTTTTTGATTTTGTCCAACTCTAACACACGTTAAAGCCTTTAACTGAATTATGTGTACGCAAGTTATTAAATCTTCAATATAACCACATTTACTATTATTTTTTATACGACTTACTTCATTTTCGATAAGTTCAGTATTCCATTTTGGAATTTGAGATAATAAATTTTGAAAAGTCATTAAATATTTTTCTTCTTCGTCGTTTTCAATACATAACTTGTATGCATCACCGTAAATAGATTTAAATCCTTCAATGATAAAAGGATATAAAATAGTAACTAATCTCGCAGTCCATTCGTTTCTTGATTCGGTTAAACTATTGATATTATAATCGTCCATTTACATAAATGTAATATTTTCTAAATTATAATTATAACGTATAAAGGAAATTAATATAATAAAATACATAATTGTTTTTTCATTTTTAATTTCTTTTCTAATTTTATTTATTTCTAATAATAAAGATAAATTTTTTTTATTTAAAGGAAAAGTTTTTTCAATATATTCTATTATATCTAATGCTGAAATACCTTTATTATATAATTTTTCTACAGTGCTAAATAATTCTAATGTATCTGTATTTTTATTAAATTTTTTTATAACATTTTTAAGATAAGTATTTTTTTGATTATGTAAAGATGATAAATCGAATGTTTTTTTAATATTATATTTATGTAAATTGGTTTCTTTATTTAGTATTAAAGGTAATGGAACATATATTTCTGAAAATCTTGATAAAATGGGTCGCAATAACTTATATTTATTTTCAACTATTATAAAAAATCTAGTTGTATGACTAAATAATTCTATGCATCTTCTTAATGCAGATTGTGCATCTATTGTAAGTTTATCCGCATTTAAAAGTACTATGCTCTTAAATAATTCTTGTGAATTATGAATATTAGCTTTTGCAAAAAATTTCAATTCTTCTCTAATAAATTTAATACCTTTTCCGTGCCCACAATCAATGACAATTACATATGTTTTTAATAATTCTTTATCTTTATTATAAATATTGGTTATAAATTCTTTTAACAGTGAACGTTTACCAGAACCATGTTCTCCGTGAAATATAATGTGCGGTATTTTTTTTTTACTTATAAAATAGTTTAATTTTTTTTTAATATCACTGTGTATATTTAATTCTTCCATATAATAATATTTAATAGATATAATTTAAATACTATTTTATCGTTATTTAATAACTACTCAAACTTTGAGTGAAAGGATTTTTTTTGAATGCTTCTAATATATTAGGTTCAATACGGTCGCTATAATTATTTGGGAGTTCTTGTCTGCCGTGTAATTCTCCATAAGTTTGCATATTTGGAGTATAGACAGGTCCAATGCTGCTGGTATTCGTTCTATAATTTTCAGTATTTCTTTGAGTATTTAAATCTGCATTAATTTTATTATTAAATCGGTCTGTATTACCAGCTGGTGTAAATGAATATACGTCTTTATTAACATTATTACGTTGAGCATATTCTGCATCGGCTGTACGAATGCCTCCTTGTCCCATAGCGTTTCCATAATTTTCACTATTTGTGCTAGTTCTTTGTGTATTCATTTCCATTTGATTTGTTATATTATATCCAAGGCCATTTTGCAACGTATTTCTCTGAACATTCAAATTATAAGGCTGTTGTCCTACGGTTTCTCTTATAGTAGGTTTTGGTTTATTTGTTTGATATACATATTCACCCCCTGCTCCAACCCGTTGTACATTTCCGTTTATTCTTATATTTCCTATTACATTTTCTTTTCTGCTAGGTCTTAATATATCCATTAAAGGAGATACTAATGAATTAATAGAAGAAAATAATGGATTTGGTCCTGTTGCTGCACCAAATATTCCGTCCTGAACAACCGTACTTCGATTATTAGGTAAAGAAACATGACTACCACGACCATTATTATGGTCTGTAGTAGGATTAGCATTTACTGCTGTAGAAATACCATAAGAATCTCCGTATACATGAGGTCTAATACTTGGAGCATAATTTTCTGGCGCGGTTCCTCTTATCATATGTCCTCCTCCTGCATTACCACTGTATGGTGTGGTTGTGTCAACTCTGTTTACATTAGGCATTATTTCAAGAGCCCTATTCGTTGATGCTTTTTCTATTCCTGTTGTAGTAAAATATCTCTCTGGACCATTCATATAATATGTATCAGGTTTGTATTGTTCCATTTTTCCTTCTATACCTATATTTTTAATCGGAGCTAGTGCAGGTCCTCCATGTCCGTCTAAATCATAGCTTAATTTTGGATTTGTTTTAACACGTAATTCATCAACTGATTTAGGCATCCATTCTTCTCTAGCTCCCATTCCTGTATTATATCCCGTAAAACCTTCTCCATTTTTTAACCCAGGACTTTCTCGTTGTTCATCCCATGGTTTATTATTATTTTGTCTTAAACTAACTACTTGTCTAGATTGAATAAATTCATTCATATTCGGGGCTCCGTGAGACCATTGCATGGATTCCTGTGGTTTAAACAAAGGTGCCATTTCTTCTTTTGTCATATTTTGAGAACCAGAACCGGTCATGTTATCTAAAACACTTTCTGCTACAGTATCATTATCTATAGATACACCTTTTATTTTAGAGCCAAAAAAAGGTGTCATATTATTATGCTTAAAGTTTTTTTCATCTATATTATTTCCAGATAAAGATGTTATTGCGCTATTATCAAAATATTCGTCTGTTTTACTAGTTCGTTTTAAAGCATCATTATTAAATTCACTATTAAATGCTCTTTCATCATTCTTATTTATATAATTTTTAGCAGCCAAATCCTTACTACCATAATCATATATAGTTTTTTTAGGTACTCCCCTTGCTTTAGGTGTTGATGATGGAAAACTATTTGAAAAAGATTCCTTTCTTCTATCATCGTTCCTATTACTATCCATTATTGTATATAATCCTGCTGCAGCCGCAATTGCTATTGGATATTCCATTATATATATGTAATTATATTTTTTGATATTTTAACACTAAAATATCAAAAAAAATTATAGATACTTATCCTTAACTTCTATTCTTGAGCTTATATTATTTTCAAACGTTCTAAATACATTACTTTGTGGATTTTTATGTACATAATCCCATCTAGTAATATCTTTATCTAATAATTCCCATGCTGGAACAACCGCTCTCGATTGTTCTGTTTTAGAGTTTACTGCATTATAGTTAGGTTTTTTAATTGCTACCTTATTATATACAAACTTTAATTCGTCTCTATTCAATCTATGATTCTGGTTTCTTAATTCGTTTTCTAAATATATTAAATTTGGACTATAGTTAGCGCCCCATTTCTGTAATCTTATGAATGGATCATCCTGCATAGGCATATGGTCTCCAGGTCCAGGTACATTTAACATATATCTTCCAATTCCTGTAGACTGATTCATTTCCAATTCTAATCTAGAAGGTTCGTTTCTAATATTTGTAAGAGCCATTTATACTATATTAAGAATTAATATTTGGAAAAGGTCTCTGATACCCTTCAATTACTAAAGGTGCTGGTATAATTAAAGGAGGTCTAACAAAAAAAGTCGTGGTTGATAAATCATTTATTTTTGGAACTACTTTTGGTTTATTTTTTACTAAATTAGTAGAACCTATTCCTAATAATGAAGACTCTATATCTATAGAATTTTCACTTAAAGAATCACGGTTCATTCTACTTGGAGGAGCTACACCCCCGCTAGGTATAGATACACTATGAGGAGGTCCATTATAAGAATGAATATAATTTACATGTTCATTTATTTTCCTAAATTGTTCTTCTTCTAAATGATAATTTCCTATTGTATTTTTGTTTCTTGTAGATGTCATATATTCTATAATAATAATAAATATTATAATGATTCATTTAATAAATTAATTTCTTTTATAAAATCATCTTTTTCTTGATAAAACAACTGAATACATCTATGAAACTTATGAAAATGATCATATGATAAAAGTACTAACATTCCCCATTCATTATCATCGTATGAGTTATTAAGTATTTTACAGGCTTTATCAAATAAATTATTGAATTCTTTTTTTTTAATAAGGTCTTCATATAATAGTTTTCTTGTTTTACCAATTATGTCATCATTATATTCTTTTACATTGAATACTTTTAAGAGTTCATCTTGATATTCTGTTTCATCATTATATTTAACAGGCAATTCATATTTATACATATTATAGTATTAATATGAATATATTTAAACTATTTAATTAAGTTGTCTTTTACTAAATTCTCTGCTTGGTAAACCACCTCTAATCCACCCTTTTGATGCTACTCCCTCTACTAAATTCTTTGGATTTTGAATATTTTGTTCTACTTCTGGTATCATAGGAGTATTATTTAATGGAATAAATGATTTTTCTGCCATAGTTAATAAGCTTTTTCTACTGCTTTCACGTTCCCCTAAAAATAAACCATGCTCTATTGTGCTATCTACTTTTCCTTTTCCTAGATAAGGTATTGATAAATATTGTCTTTCTTGTAAAGAAACCTTTCCTTTAGTGTGTAGCATATTTTTGTCTATTAGCAATTGGGAATTTACATCTATATTGCTACCATTTAAAGAAGTTTGATGGGTTCCACTATAGTTAACATTTGGTTGTTTAAGAGCAAATGATATACCCGTTTTCATTTCACTGTCTGCTGCATGATAATTATGTAATTGATAATTGCCTTGCTTAACATTTTGAACGGTCTTTTGACTTTTATCAGATACATCATTTCCCATTCTGGACATAGTATTAAACATGTAATCACTTAATAATGCCATTTCTTATATATAATCTTTATTTATATTTTTTTTTTATTTATTTATTTAGTACCATCTTTAGTTGACTTCATATCGCCGTATAAAAATTTAGTGAAACTATTTTGATCGTTAGGTATCTCTGTATTTGCAGTTGAATAAAAATTTCTCATCGAATAATCAAATACAGTATTATTTCCTAAATCTTGAAATAATTTTTTCTCAATATCAACATTTGATTTGTTTATTTCTTTTATCATTTCTTTTGTTTTGTTTTTAATTTCTTCATCCATCCCATGATAAAATGCGGGAGGTGCAGGTTTTCGTTCTGGATTATCATATATTTCTGTTAATAATACGTTCCCGAGTGGATTATTTGAGGTTGGTTTTTTATATGAGGAGACTTGAATTTTAATATCGTCTATTTCCTCTTTGTCTATATTCTCATTCCCCTCTTCTGGATCCTCTAAACTAGAAAAACCTTCGGTTAAATTAGATATGCTACCTGCTTTTAAAAGAGCTATTAAAAATAATACTACAATTCCTGTTGTTATTGCTTTAATTGACCTAAATATTAAACCACCCATCAAAGAGAATATAATAATTAATCTAGACAATGAATTTAATTTTTCATTAAACGACATGAATGACATAGGCCATAGTTGAAAAATATGTTCTTTGTTTATTAAAATAGAAGGATCATTCATCCAAAATTTAGTTGTCATTATATATATGATTCTTTATTTTTTTGTTAATAAAATATATTTACTTCTTTTTGTTTCCACCCTTCTTCTTTTTTTTCTTTTTTGATTTTTTTTTATCAGATACTAATGATTTTTCCACTAATTCACCTGTACTAAATTTATCATCTGATATAGTAGCTGCATTTATAATTTGATTTACCTTTTCTTCTTTTTCTTTTCTATTTTCTTCTAATTTTTGCAACATTCTTTCTCGCATTTTTGCATTTTTTAAGTTTTTGTTTAAATTATTTTTCATAGCACCTAAATCTATTTTTCCACCCGAAGCCATTTTACCAGCTCCTCCAGGCATTCCCATTTTTTTTAATAATTCATCTATATTTTTCATTCCAGGAACCTTTTTCATTTTTTCCAACATTTCACTGGCTTCTTCTAAAAGTTCACTTTCTTTAAGTTCACCACTTTTAAATTTATCATCTAGTTTTTTACCGATTGTTCTTATTAATTTCATTAATGATGTGGGGTCCTTCAATAAATTTTTAAATACATCATCTACATTATCGTCTTCCTTCAATGAACCTTGTAAATCCTTTGCCGTTTGTTCTGCTATCTCTTTTGCCAATGCTCCTAATTTTCCATCTAATAAACCATTTATATGAGAATGCATGTCTTCCGCTGAAGGTAATTCTACACCCGATGAATCTTCTTCATTATTAAACATATCATTCATTTCACCTATTGTTTTCTCTAATTTTGACTTAAACTCGTCTTGGTCTATTGCTTGAAATAATTCACTTGCTTCACCAAACATATTTTCAGAATCACCTGAATTCACAACTAAAAATAAAATTAATTGAAGATATTTCCATATGATTTCTCTGGTTTTCTCTGTAATATTACTATTCCATAATTTTTTAAAATCAACGTTCGGTAAAAAATTTAATTGATTCTCTTCGCTTTCATTTTTATCTTGTTTAAATATATCTTCATTTTTATATAAAATATTAAAAAAATGTTTAGGATATAGTAATTTACAATAATTATATAATTCTAAATAATCATTTTCTTCTTCTAAAGGTTGTAATTTTTCTTCTGGAAATGTTGTTTTGATATCTCTATATAAATCGTTTATTACCTTTTCAAATTCTTTTAAATAATCTGGACCCTGTTCTGTTCCTGATAAATCTTCTTGTTTATTTTTATTTTGTTCTGAATTTTCGTTCATTATAAATTAATGTAAATAATAATATTTAAATTAAACTTACGATAAATATATTAATGATAATTTTGATAATGTATTAACAAATTTCATTTGTTTAGATTTATCTTCATCTTTTAAAGATTTTAATTCATTTCTTATTCTATCAATAACTAGCAATGCTTTTTCGGCGTTTACTACCGAACCTTGTTCTATATCCCATGAATAATCTTTTACTACAAAAAATGAAAAATCTTCTTCATCGATTTGTTTTTTATATCTAGAATATATTTGGTTATACCATAACGTAATTAAACCCTTGGGATTATATTTTTTTACTTGTTGAAGAGCCGTTCTAGCCTTTTCCATATCAACGTCATTAGGAAAAAGTTCACATACCCAATCCATCCATTCTAAAAAATGATTTCCAAAAGCTTTCAAGCAAAGTTGTTTTTGAGATATAACTTTAGACATGTTTAAATATATATGTTATTTTTAATATATATTTAAATATTGTTTGTTTTTTCTATTTCTTTTTGACGATCTTGAATAATTTTATCCATATCTACACCATTTGTTCCTATTTTATCTGGAACATAATTATCAGGAGGTGTTTCTATATTATCTTCTGTCATAGGCGTGCAATAATTGTGCATTTGTCTAACACCTCCACCGCCTTTCGCTGATAGATCATCTGCATTCATATCGTAAAAACTATAACTATCCGATTGTACACCAAATGCACTACCACTATTTATGCTAAAACAATCAGGTTCGTTATTTTCACGTACTGGTTCACCGATTTGTTCATTTAAATATACCATTATATCGTTTCCCTCTAATATCTTATTCCCTCTATTTATTAAAAGTAGTGTAGGAACTTTTTTTAACGTATTAGGCATCTCCATTTCCGTTCCATTTTCAAGAATAATATTAGTAATACCTTCATCATTTGTTCTTCTTTTATCTATACAAATATAATGAAGGTCGTTTCTTAATGGATGTTTTATAATGTCTGATAAAATTTTTTCACAATGTTTACAATAATTACTATAAAAAAATACAGAATTCATATATTTATAATTATAATAATTTGTTTAAAAACAAACATAATTACTAAATCTTTTATAAAAATTGAATTAAAATAATAAATAATAAATATATATTAACAATGGAACCTAGAATAGATAGAATTTCTCAGGAACAGTCTATTTTAAAACTTTTCATAACTAATGCAAATTATAGTGTTGTAAACGCTATACGAAGAATTATATTGTCTAAAATACCAGTGGTGTGTTTTAAATCATTTCCTTATAAAGAAAACTTATGTAATATTATTACTAATACAAGTAATTTAAATAATGAAATCATCAAACATAGATTGATTTGCATTCCTGTACATTATCTTAACCCCGACGAAGATGATTATAAAAACCTAAAAATTATAATAAATAAAAAAAATAATACAGAAGATATTATGTATGTTACTACTGAAGATATAACTATAGTTGATAAAAATACTAATGTAGAAATGTCGGAAGCGGATGTAAGAAAAATTTTCCCTCCTGATGAAATAACTAAGTTTTATATTGATATTCTTAGACTTAAACAACCATTATCCAGTAATATTGATGGGGAAGAATTTCATTTAGAAGCAGAATTAGCTGTATCTACTGCAGAAGAAGATGGTGCTTATAATGTAGTTTCATTATGTTCCTACATAAATACACCAGATACAATTGCGTCTAATGACATATGGATAGAAAAAGAAAAGGAAATGATAGCAAAAAAAATATCAAAAGAAAATATAGAATATTCTAAAAAAGATTTCTTTTTGTTAGATGCAAACAGAAGTTTTATCGAAAATAGTTTTGATTTTTCAATTGAAACTATCGGTGTATATTCAAATGAAGAAATATTTAAAAAGGCTTGTATTATTTTGATAGAGAATTTTAACGATTTAAAGGATAAACTACAAAGTGATTCTGTTATTATTAATACTCCAATTACAACTATAAGCAATTGCTATGAAGTAGTTTTAGAAAATATTGACCATACTATCGGAAAAGTTCTTGAATTTATATTAAATGAATTATACTTTACTCAAAAACAACTTCTTACCTACATTGGATTTAGTAAAAAACATCCACATGATTCATATTCTATCATTAAAATGGCGTTTCCAGAACCAGTTGAAAAATCAGTTGTTCGTGATTACATATTATCTAGTATTGAAGAAGCTAATAGAATGTATAGCGGTTTATTATCAAGTATGAAATAAATATAGTACTTATGTATTGTAAATATTATTTACCATAATATTAGCAAATACAAATAATGCAAATAAAATCATGTAAAGAAATATTGTTTTATTTTCTAGATTACCATATATAAACGAACCTAATAAAAAAATTATTGCTGCAATTACTAGAAAACCTGCTAGATATGTTATAATATTATTTACATTAATGTTTATGGTTTTATCTGGATATTGATATTCTACCGATTCAATATCGCTATCACTATCACTATCGCTATCAGTATCCGTATCCGTATCTGTATCTGTATCTGTATC